TTTCAGTGGCACTATTCATAACCCATGTAATCGCCGCCTTTGACAGCCGCACCCATGCCGCGTGCTTTCATTTTCTTGAGCGCACCCGGTATTTTAACGTCGGCAGTCTTGCCATAAGGCACACGACCTTGTTTATCAATTTGTGCAAACTCAACCGCCTTGGGTCCGTTGCCAGGTTTGCTACCGTCTACTTTTACTGATCTACCCATTAGTCATCCTTCTTTAGAAGTTCACGTTGGAAAGCGGCGTCAATTCTAGCACCCGTTTGCCGCTCTTGAGAAGCAAGACGTTGCTGGAACTGATCCTGCCTGATCTGTTGATTTTGTTGCTCAAGACCCAGCTTTTGCATATCAATCTGGGTGTCAGCCTGTTCTTTCTGCGCCTTAAGCTGCAATTCTTGCTGTTTCAGTGCAACCAGTGGGTCCGGTTGTCCTGCGCCAGTGAGCTGGTTTGTAAGTTGTATCAGCATCTGCATACCCTCGGCCTCGAACTGCGCCATCAATGCCGCCATATCCATGTTCTGACCTTGTTGTTGGGCCGCCATTTCTGCTTGCTCCATCGCTTGCATCTTGACGTGCTGCATGATGTGCTTCTGGAAACTTGCTGCCAGTGTAGGGTTGCCAGCAACCATCGGGCTGATTGCAAAACTGAGGTGCGCTTGTATGTGCGCGGCATGATTTTGCCCTCTGAACGCCTCCATCGGCAACATATCAAGCCCGTCAATGTTCTCCTGCACCGGATCTTTCGGGACGGGGTCTGTCTCGGGCACCGATTTCATGATGCGATCGACATCAGTCACACCCAACGCTTCATACATATCTCTGAATATCTCAGGCATATTGTGTAACTCAGGCGCGGCTCCTGCGAGCTGCAACTTGGTCTGAGCCATCATAATACGCTGAGATTGACTGAATACGTTGGGATTACTGACCGGCACCACATCGACACGATCGTCAAAGTCTTCGCGCATGACAGTCGCATCCGCACCCTCTACCGCGTAGGGGTATTCTTGCGGCAAACTCTCGCTCATCACCCGCATAAGTATCTTAAATTCTTTACGCATGGCGTAGTGCAAACGTTTGTGCACGGCGCTCATGACCCGCGATCCCTGCTCCATCATCGCAATGGTCGTGCCCACTGCTGCCGTTTGATTACCATCCCCTACTTTGAGGTCAGTAATCGTTGCAAACCGCTGTCCAGCTTGCACCACGAAGCCGAGAAGGTTAAATAAAGTCCCATCCGGACCTTTGAAAGGCAACGGCATCAAACTGTCTCTGATTGCTCCTCCGGGTGCGTCCACGTCCCTGAATTCACCTGGCTGTAAGGGGTCGTCATCGTCTCTGATCCGTAGACCACGGGCTTTGAACCCTGCTGGCAGGTTAGATAGCGTTCCTGCATCGATCAATTGACGCAAAGCTGCCGTCGCGGTCCTTGACAAACCCCCAATTGTGTGAATGAGCCCTAATCCGTAGAACCCGAACCCCGGTAAAAACTTAAAATGTGTGAAATATTGTATTTTTTTGCGATTTTCGTCGTCTTCAGCGTAATTTCGACGTATTGAGAGCACTTGACCGTTGTCCGCGGACAAAGTTACGACGTAGGGTACCTTAATTCCAGTCGGATCCCCGTCTTCATCCATGTCTTCGTAGCCTTCAAGGTCCAAATCGACGTGGCATTCCAATAAAGTGCAGTCATAATCGATCTGAGACGGCTCAACGCCCTCGATTCGGTTGGTTTCTTCGTTAACCGAGGTCAAATCTTTCTGTGCGGGCATGACTTCCACGTCTCTGTAGAAGCCAGATATCTGATTCTTGCGTAAATCGTTCAAAGACATACGCACAACTTGCGTGATGTTGGGGCAAGTCTCGAGGTCCGAGGTCTCATAAGGGACAACCAAGTTCTCAACTGGCACAAATTTGCTCACAACCCGGTTCATCGCCTCATCAAAATAGGTTTTTTTGAAAGTTGACCCCGCCAACGGCAAATAAAACAACATTTGGTCCATATCAGGGGTGTATTCCTCCATGATATTGGTCAAATAATAGTTCATAAACTGCTTGACGCGCTGTGCCTGATTGTTCTTTTCAGGGGTGTCCTCGCCAATCACGATCGTTCGAACGGGCCCCGAAGAAGGTAACAGCTCATTAAACGCCTGTGCCTGAAATTGCGTTGCTGCTTCAGCTAACAAAGGATGCGTCACCCCAGAGGCGCCTCGAAATGGCTCTGTTCGCTCGTCGTAAGTAAACCCTAGCAGCTCCAAACCGTTGGCATACGCCTCTTCCCAGTCCTGGCGACTGGCTTTATTGGCGTCGAACTCGGACATCAATTCAGAAGAAATGCGGCCAAGTTCGCGGTCCGGGATCTCCTCTGCAAGGTTGGCGTCAAATTCTACTGCCGTGCCCTGCTTTGCCTGTGGATCAAAGTCCACAATAACCCCGCCGTCCTCTTCAGGAATGATCTCGATGCTGCCGACATCTTCTGAGGCAATCATTGCCATGACGTCGTTCTGCGATCCGGGAAGCTCGATCTCTATCTCAGCTTGCAAGTCCTCTTCGTCCAGTTGTGACGGGACATTACGGTCCATCAAGCTACCTTGTCGGGTATCTATTTCAGACATCTAACCCCCTACATCCTCCGCATTTGATTGAAATATACATCAAGACCGCCCACAGGACCACCCATAGCTTTCTTTTCCGACGCCCCTTGCATCACTCTTGCAGGTGCCATCATCACGTTCTTCGCCCGTTCGATCAATTCTTGATTAATAATCCCGCTTTCTTCGTCCAACGATTCTAGACCGCCCTTTTCGGCAAAGTCTGCAATGCCCATGATGTCTTTATACAAAAGGGATTCTTTGAAATCGGATCGATCAAAAAATTTTTTATTAGGAAATATACGCCTCGCTGAATCGCTTTGTTTTAAATCCGCGTAGATCTGTAAAAAATCAGGTATAGGTGCAGTCGATGCAGCTTTCGGGACGTAATTTTGACCAAACATTTCCTCTATCAGGTTGCGTATGGCCCTTGGATTTTTAGGTCGTTTACTTGAAAGGTCTTCATTTTCAAACACTTTTTCAATTCGATTTTTTTCAAAATTTTTATAGCCTTCAAAGTCACGAAAAGTCGTAAAAACATACTGGTTCAAATCTTTAAGTTCCTGTTTCAATTCGCCTAAAGTTTGAGAGGCAACCACATCCGCTACCCTATTTACTGTTTCACCAATAGGTCCTCCTCCGATTCCTTGTCGGTGACGAAATTCGTGGGCAGTCGTGGCTACAGAATAATCCTCTGGGTTAATAATGTTCACGGTGTCAGGGACTAATTCGTATTGATAGTCTCTGAGATTCCCAAATTTATCTTTGTAGCGTAGCGTATCGTACTTTTCTGTTTCGTCAGGCGGCACGTAGCGACCTCGAAACTGGTTTGCAAATTCGGACCCTCTAGTGTCGGGCAGTTCAAAAAAAATAGTCCTAGCCGGATCAACAGGATCAGCACTGTAAGGCATACGCTCTTGCGTTTGCATTTGAAATTCAGAATCAAGTGCTTGCATACCAGCGAGCATTTCTCTTTGCGCTTGCTCGTTTTTTTCATATTTGCCCGTAGAAGGCTCAAAACGAGAAGCTTCTGCAAACAAAGGTTCTAAAGTGGAACGAGCTTTAGGATTTGCCCTTGAGGCAATGAACTCCTCTACTTCAGGTAACAACTCAGCCATATTTTAGTTTGACGTTAGTAGTATGCTCGAACTCTAGCAGATTGATCTGTATCTTCCCAGTCATCTGAGGGTAATTGTACAAAATTACCTTGTCGGTACCGCATTAATGCCTGGGTCATGCTGTCAACCAAGTCGTCGTATTCACCGTTCGGAAAAGCCGCCACCTCCTCGATCAGCTCTTCAGCGAAGACTTCATCGGGGGCCCAGACCATTCCTGCCTCAAAAAGTGGCGATACGGCGTGTACCCGGCTAACTTTATCGTTGCCCTTGGACGGCGTAAAATTTACCACGGGAATCCCGGTCTGCCGCATTTCCTGCGTCAAAGGCGTGCCGCTGGCCTTGGCTTCGACAATGACGGTGTCGGGGTCCCAAAAATGATATTGCTCGAGCGCGATTTCTTTTAGCTCCGGAAAGTCCCATCGACCTTTCTTACTGTCCAGCAGGATCAAATTCGGCCCTTCACCCTCAACTGGATAAAACACACCCCAGGTAGTAATCGCAGAATAGTCTGCTGTCTCGCGTTTCGAGAAAGCTGTATCGTAAGACTGGATCACATACTGCAACTGGGGCACCTTGTCCTGCTCCCACTTGTTCCACCACTCGCGGGGTATGATTGCATTCTCTTCGCCCGTCGGATTCTGCTGATACTGCGCGTTCCATTTGCTCGGCGGTATAGATGCGCGGACCGCGGTCAAATCCTCAAGACTCCAGAACTCAGGCCAGCAGGGCGTGCCATCATCAAAAATGGCCGGTAACTCCACAATTTCCCACTGATCGGCTAACGGATCTTTAGCCATCGCACGGATTAACTGACCGGTCATGTCTTTCTCGGACCAGCGTGTCTGAACTAGCACGATCGAACCACCCGGCTGGAGACGTTGTCGGGGGCCCCCGGTGTACCATTCCCATGCATCGTCAAAGCCATTATTGGACATTGCTGTCTGCTCCGAGTGCGGGTCATCGATAATCACAAGGTCACCACCACGTCCCGCGAGGTTTGATCCGACGCCCACGGCATAATACATACCGCCCGCGCTGGTATCCCAACGACCCGATGCTTTACTGTCAGCCGCAAGTTTGACCTCGGGAAAAATTTCTTTGTACTCATCACTGTCAATCATGTTCTTGGTCTTTCGACCGAAGTTCACGGCAAGTTCTGTCGTGTGCGTTGCCTGGATAATCTTCATGTTTGGTTTACGGCCCATCATCCAAGCAGGAAAGAGAAAGGACGCAAACTCTGATTTCGTGTGTCGCGGTGCCATGTTGATGATCAAACGCTTGAGTTCGCCCTTGGCGACCCGTTCAAGCTTCTCGGCGATTATTTCGTGATGTCGTCCTGTAATGAACTCGGGCCAGAGCCTACGGACAAATTGTAAAAAATTATTTTGACACGCCTCATTGCGCTCCAATTGCGCTAAACGAAGCTCTAATTTCAGCTCTTGCTCTTCTAAAGACTGCCGATTCATCCCGGGGACCCTACAAGAATATACGCGAATTTAAGCATATTTATACGAGAGTGAACACCGTAGCAAAATACTGGGAAATATTTGCGAAAAACTTACTACTACACCCTTGCCCCGCAAGTCCCTATGCTTTTGATTTTCCGCGCGGCTCGCGGACCGGGACCGACCGATTTCGACCCGATATGCCGGGGCCCCTGCGCGTTATTGGGGCGCCGCGGTCCACGGTGCGCGCTTCTGGACCGGGGCCCGGAAGTCAATTTTCACGTCCATTTGTCCCGGCGGACGTCAAAATTAATGTCCGACTAAACCGTGGTAGTTCTTCCCGGATCACTTCCATTTGCTCAAGGGCCGCGGATCTTTGAGACTGGGCAGCTCCTCGAGGTCCGAGGATCTCGGGCTAGTTGTCCCGGGGCACGGTTCGAACCGGTGCGGTGCGGGCCGCGGATCGGGGGCCGGGGGCCGGTAGGTTTTGGGATTGGAGCGCGGGCCATGGGCCGGCCTGATTAACTCAGTTAAACGAGAGACAAAAAAAAGCGCCCAGGGCGGGCGCTCTAAAGGATCGGTAGGGATTACCGGTTCGGATCGTCGAGTAGTTGGAGATCGTCCTCGGTTAAGTATTCCGGGCAATCTTTGATCTTACCCAACACCTCCCAGTGGCGCGTCCCGGCGTGTATATCTCCGGCAGTTTGGTAAGGACAGACCGCATAACCTGCATCATTGAGAAAGTTTTCCCGGGTCTCTGGGTCAAGCAATTCATCTTCGAGCCCGAATTTAGTTTTGGCCCAAAGCTCGACTTCGAGGATTATTCGCGGGCCAAGAATTTCCTCGAGGGCTTTCCGGTTTTTTTTGTCACAATGACAAAGTGCATCGTGCAACCGGTCGAGGGCGCGATCAATCGCAACGCCCCGGCTTTCCGGAATGCCATAGAGGTTGTTTAGGAGATTTGCATACGCTTGATAAGGTAAGTTTTTCATTCGGCTGCACTCCTATTTAACTGGCTAATACGCGCCTTTAAAACTTCAACGTTGCACGCGTCGCAGACTCTGCCGTCGACTAGTGGGTATCCGTCGTTGCCGTTCTCCCAGTAGACGACGCCGTCGTCGGTTTTTTTCGGGTGTATAAAATAGGTGCAACCGTAACCGGTTTTGAGTTCGCATTCTTTCATTTAGCAACCTCCAAAAGTTTTTTATAGCAAAATTCGCATAACGCACTTTTGCCGTTTAAGTTGTAATCGCTATCCCAAAATAACTCGTTAGAGGCATCTATCATTTGACACTCGTCACAAGTATTTAGGTCGTATTTTTCGGAACTAAGCGTATAAAATTCTTTCTCTTGTGGTTTAAGATTAGAGTAACTTTTATACATGAGGTCCTTAATTTTCATTTATGAGGCCCTCTTGAGTTCGCGGATTGCTTTACGCTCACGCCGATTATCACGTTCGCGGGCTCGTTCTTGGCGTCCTTTACGTCCGCCGGTGTTGCTGTACTTTCGAAGTTTTGCCATTTTTTGGCGCTCCTTTTGTGTGTGGATATAAGAGTTTATCAAGTTTTTTGTCTTGATTTCAACAATTCTCTTCAGTCTAATAAACCAAAATCTTCCATAATTTGTTTGGAAGGTACTTTGTCTAAATCCTCGTCAAATCCGACAGTAATACTCCAAGTCTCGTTCTCAAAACCTTGTCTTTTCAGCATTGGATTTAAAATTGAGTTAGTTGAAACTTTATCTCTAAAAGCAATCTTTCTAGATAAATTTGCCAGTTTATTTGGTAGTTCTTTTCTAATCCTTGTTTGTGAGTTGATTTTGTTTCTCCTTTTTTGGTTATCTAAGACCCTTGGGGTTTCGGCGGGGGAACCACCCCCGCATCTCATCAGTTAGAAGTTTTTGCTTCAGCTCCCAAGTCGGACGGTGGTCAAGATTAATATCGGTCATTATGCGGCCCTCGTTGGAATGAGATTAGATTTAAATCTTTTCTGTCTGGAACCGTGAACGGCGATGACAATATTCTGGCGGGTTCCATTGCAAAGCATACAGCGGGCGCACTGCGTGCCCTTAGTCTCAGACAAACAAACTTTTTCGCCCTTAAGTAGTTTGTCCTTTGGCAACGCCACCCGGAAAGTTTTCGCGCCCATCTCTTGATAGTCTATCGCTTGTTTCGGGGTATCAGCGGATACCTGGCAAATCGAAAGATAACGCTTATCAAAATTTTTATGATTGATTTGGTGAGTGTATCCAGTATGACCGACTGCGAGAGATAACGGCGTTTTCCAGACTCGAAAGGGCACGCTAGCGGGATCACCGTAAGCGCCGAGTCTGAGCTGACGACCTTGAAATAGATGTTCATGCTCGGATTTTTTGAACACCGGATAAATCCCGCGCTTCCAAGATCTATAAACTTGCTGGGGCGCTTGGCCTAAATTTACGTAGCACGCGCCATTGTTAAAAACGCGATGAGGACAATTTCCACAAATTATTTTATCCGCGCCAATTTTAGAAGCTTCGACCGGTGTATGGTCTTTCACCAGTATCCAAGTTTGAATCATATCTCCGGTTTTTCTGTTAAGGCTTGAAAACGTCGCTATCACTATGACATTTTTAGACCGGTCCAGTTTCGAACGTCCGTCATATAAAACGACGCCCTTAAATTGTTTTTGCTTAACTTTTTTTAAATTGTAGGATTCGATTGTTTGGGAATCTCTTGGCATTTTTTGGCTCTCGTTTTGTGTGTGTGGACTAATTGTACGCGATAAAAGCAAGTATTGGAAGCATAAAAAAGGCGCCGATAAGGCGCCCAGTTTGAAGAGGTTTATTTAAATCTCGATAAATTCGTCGAGTTTTTCATCAGTGAATGTCCAATAATCGAAATTTTGAACGTGGTTCTCAACTTCTTCTTCAACTTTTTGAGATATGCACTCTTCTATGGTTCCGGCCAGTAAATCTTTTACGGCATCGTTAACGGCGTCCTCTAAAGTTGAGTTCATTTCGAGAGCTTGATTTATGGCCTTTACAGCATGATCAAGATTTAGTGCATTTTGAACTGCTAATTTAACGTCTATTGTCATTATTGACCTCGTTTTGTGTGTGAATTTGAAATGTAAGCGATAAAGACAAGAGTGTCAACTATCAATGTAAAACTTCCAATCCTCCTCTTCAACAGGATTTCCGTTCTCCCATCTAGTCAAATGGATGCCTGTTTTTTTATCCAAACGCAGTTGCTTGATGTGAGAGATGACCTCATCGAAATTATTGTCGAACGATTCTCTAAGGTTAAAATCTCTTATATCTTTTCTGTCTGATTCTGGTAAATCGTAGTAGGTCACTTGCCATTCAGTTTGATACCAATCGATAATTTCCGGGTTTCCAGATTTGGAATCAAAACCATTAATTTCAATGTAAGTGTTTGCGCTGGCTAAGTCAGTGTCGTACTGACCTTTCTGCTCAAGATAATTTTTGACGCTCCCGAATTCACGTTCAATGTAGTCAACGTCAATGCTATCTGGCTTATGTTTTTCGACAAATTCTTTTGCGGCTTCTTCAATGGTCATTTTTCACCTCGCTCTAAGACAGACAAAATAATTTCGGTAAGCTCTTCCTTTCTAATTCTCTCCTCTCGAGTTGAGTGAGAGCCCCGGTGTTCGGCAACATACAACAACAGTTGATCTAGGCATTCCTCCGCCATAATCTCGTTAGCAATTTCTTCTGCCAGTTCCGCTTTAGGTTTCTGCCGAGTAACCTCGGCAAGATAGTTCCACGTCAGATACATGATGTGAAAATACCCAAATTGATCCTCCTTTTTATGCCCTCGGATCCAGTTCTGGGTTTCAGCTTCAAACGCTTCGAAGTCTGGGGGAGTGTTCCAAAAGCCCATTTTTTGTATCAAATAGCCGTCGTCTTTCTTGATTTCTGTTGTCATTGTTGACCTCGTTTGTGTGTGTTCGAAGAGAGCATAAGCGATAATCGCAACCATTGCAACAAAAAAAGGAGCCACTTGGGCTCCCTAATTTTATCGACGTCGACGCCGTCTCGGATTGTTTCTCCGGTTGAGTTCGTCGGCAGTATCTTCGCCATATAAGAACTTAATCAGCCATTCTAAAAACCAAAACACTATTCACCCCCTTTTCTTTTATGATTCTGTATGACCAATTTTTCCAAGCCGCCGTACACGTCGCCGAACATATCACGCATAACAGCTCTCGTTCTTGCCTCGACGTCAGACTGCTTTTCAGACTCAAACCGTTGCAAGACTTCGGCGTAACTTTTTGTAAGACGATCTATCGCCTCATCCATAAATCCGGGGTCTTTTTTTATATAGTTGTGATACTTTTGCTCAAATCCCGCGAGTTCATTTTGATCTTTGAGATATTCATAAAGGTCTAATTTCATTTGCCACCTCGTGCCTTCAAGGCATTTTCAACCGCTTTGTTGAGTTTCTCTTGAAACCAATCTGATTCGGTCAAGACATCCATTTGATGTTCAATGCTTTCTTGGATTGCCTCTCCAATGTCGGAGCCAATAGTCTGACCAAAGGTTGATAATTGATGTTCAATGCTTTCTTGGATTGCCCTTCCTATGTTGGAGCTAAAATCATGAACAAGATTTGCAAAATGTTCTGTTCGGTGTTCGTTCAAATTACTCTCCTTTTATGCGTGTTTCAGAGAGTATAAGCGAGTTTTACAAAAGGATCAAGTGAAGTATTTCTTCCCAATCAAAAGGACTTTCTTGTTCGGCGTAAGATTCTACCGAGGTGAGCCCTTCCATTTTGAGATTAACGGCGTCGGTGCCTCCGAACAAATAAAGTTTTGCTTTTGGCATTTTTGAGGTTTGTTGTTTAACGAGTATCCAAACACTGCCATGCCCATGTTTGGTAAGCCAACTAACTTGATGGGGACGTAAATCGACGGCGTTTGACCCAGTTGCTTTCAACTCAACAAAATGAAAGCGGCCCTTGTCGTCTTGCAAAACGACGTCCGGAACCCCGGGCATTGCCCATGTTTCTAGTCTCGTCCAGTTAAGCGTTTTCTCTTTCGCTTTGTTGGTCAGTGCTGTCCGGAACTGCTTCCAGAATCCTGCCTCGCGCTTTTGTGCGGTTCGAGGTATTGTTCTGTCTTTGGGCATCGCTTCCGTCAAACGTGATCGGCGCATATTGCTCCTTGATATCTTTCAGTGCTCTTTCGACTTCTTCCTTGCTCATACTATCGATTGAGCCATGTCTTACTTCAGACTTGTTAACGTAAATATTGCCTTCGGCCTGACCTCGACGGTATTCGGCTTGGACGGCGGCACTCCAGGCACCCGCTTCAATTGCTCCGTCCCTAATACGTTGCATATCTCTAAGATGCCGTTTGTAATCAACACCGTATTTAGCGTCCAGTTCATTACGATATTCCCTAATTTGACGGCAAATATTTGGATAAATGTTTGGGTTGGTCATTTCGTATGCGCGAGTATGAGCTGATCGAGGGGCAAAACCGGCATTGATAGCCGCCTCCCTCATAGTGATTTGACCATCCTTCGACACAAGCTCTTTCACAAATAACTCCTGCTTCCGGGTCAAAGGCGTTTCTGAATTGAGTTTGGGGCGTCCTCGAGTTTCTTTCTTCGTAATTGACTTTGGCATAAGACCGTTAATCATCGATAGTTTGCTGAAAAATAACGTTCTTCTTTATATATGTCCAGAATTATTTTTTTTAAAAAAAATTTTCAGACCCCCTTAACGCACTTTTTAATTTTTGGTTACATAAACTTTGGTTACGTTACATTTATTTTGTTGAGTTTATGTTTCTTTGAAACCCTTATATATAAAGGCTTTCTTTGCAAAAGTTACGCGGTTACACCGGTTACGGCCATTTTACCAAAAAATATTTTTTTTATTTTTGAGATGCTATATACATAGAGGTCTTTTTGTACCAAGCCCCAGGATCCGTGATCAACGCCTCCTGCTCCGGGGTAATCGGCCTCCAGAACGCTTTCATCAGCTCCTGCGCCCTAATCGCAAACGCATATTGCCGACTTTCAACATCCTTGGCCTTAAGATTATGGCAAGGCTTACAATGGCTCGAGGACCAATGCCCAAATGCAGTTTGATCAACAGTCCCGCACACTACGCACTCTTTCATGCTTTATCTCCTAAATCTCGATCTCTTCACAAGAGCGGCATAAGTCTTCACTTTCATCCCACCGCAGAACACAATCACAACCTTTGCAGTGCTCGTGTTCTTCCTCTGCGACATCACAAGTACAAGATTTGTTTTCCATTTTTTAACTCCTAATAAATAAGGGGGCTCAAGGCCCCCAGGTTAGTTTTACTTCGTTTCCTCAACCACTTCCCGCCAATCAATCCCGGCAAGTCTTCGATTGAGTTCAACGGCGGGTTGAGCGTTTGATTTTTTCAACGTCTTCCCATCCCAGTCATAATTAACGTAATCAAATCCTTCTTGTGCTTTTTTCAGAGATTTGAATACACGTAGTACAAAAGAATTGTCTGCATCAAAACGTTGCAATTTCTTTTCATACTCTTTCAAAGATTTTACTTTGGTATAGGGTTGAGGACCACTGGCCTCTTTTCCAATCCATAAAGCCATTTGACTTATCTCCTTTGTGTGTTGTTAAAGAACTTCAAACATGGGGCTCCCATGCTTAACTCTTATAATATCGCACAAATGTTAAGATCGCGTAAAGAAATAATGAAGATTTAATGGAGATTTAGGTGTTCCACGTGAAACATGGGCCTCGCACCCACTCGATGTCAGTTTTAGTTTTTTCTGAAGCGGCTAAAAACACATTAGAAAACGTTCGCTCATAAATTAGTCGCGAGCCGGGATCCGCGCATCATGAATCGTAGTTGATTGCGGCACGCACGTCGCCCTTCTTAAGGGACACTCGCGAATGCCCCCGGAGATTTGCCGCTATATCAATCTACCACATTTTCATCGTTCGCAAACACATAATCTTTTTTGACATATCCAAGGGTTTCGTCGCCCCTCGCATGAGACCGCACAAAGACCCGTGTTTTGCCTACGTTCGGACCACTCCTAATCGGCCGCTTGTACGTTCTGTAAAACCCGCGGACCATGTGCCGTCGTTGTCGAGTGCCGTTCGGCTCATCGCCAATACCGGGCTCCGATCGTGGAGCAACCTGGGGTTTAATCTCGAGCAAATGATATTCGTACAGCGGGTGTTTTTTGCGTTTCTTTGGAGCACGTACAGTGACCTCAGACGGTTTTTTGAAACCGTGGGTGGTTTGCACTGCCTGACGTTGTTGCTTGAGGTAAAGCGTTTTGAAAAAACAAAATAACATTCCTTTCGCAAGGTATGCTATCGTCGTTTTTCCGGTAATTTGAGTATTTTCCGAAAGATATTCATCAATGTCTGTCAGTTCAGGCGAAATCGGATTCCATTCTAATTTGAAATCATCTAAGCTCAATACCTCTTGTTCTTGAGGCATAATTCCGTACATCGGATAAAAAAGTAATTTTCGATTTCTTTCTTTAGATGTCGTCCTTACGGCGACATTGATTTTGATAAAAGGCTTAGACCAAAAAAAAGCCGTTTTTTCCAACTCGTCTCTGACGTAGTCTGGAGGGAACACCTCAAATTCATTGATAAAGTTTTCCATCTCTTTTTTTGGCATTGGGTCTTCTTTTTTAAGAAAAAATAAAATTTCTTTGATGCCTTGTTCTTTAGGAGCTTGTTCGTTTTTGATATCTAAAAACACTCGATCAAAAGGTAAAGAAACGGAAAATTCTTCCCAATTTTTTTTAATAACATCACTACAAATTTTACTATCCATTTGAAATTTAAATGCTTTTCGAAGAAAAGGAGCAATCAACAAGTTATGCATCCAAATCTCATTAAAAACGGTAACCTTGTCAGCGGGTATGTTTAAAACTCCCTTTCCATTCCAAACAGGCGTTATATCTAAAGGGCCGGAAATACCTTTTTTTTCTTTCCACCGAAAAAAATTTGCGTTAGACATACGACCCTGCATGTATTCTTCATAGACCTCGGCCCGATCTAACCACTCGTTATAACCCTCGCTAAAGTTTCTGAAATGATCAGGCATTGGCAGATTTCTTTTGTTCCAAATACCAGTCACGCCCAGTTTCGAGCGCCGTTGCAAATAATTTGTCAGCCTCTTCCTCGTTGGGCGCGGACTCGTGAGTCATGTAAGCTAGGCGGACGATTGCCATCCACAAAAAATCCGGGACAGAAAGATCTCGGTGTGAATACTTCTCAACCAAATTCAAAAGCAACTCTAAAAAGTCTTCGTCGAAGTCTGCTCGCGCTTGGTCTCTTGTTTGCTCAGTCATAATTCTTTACTCCAGTTGTGTGTGTGAAACCGAAGCATATGCGATAATCTAAGACAATGTCAACGGTTTTTTTCAAACTCCAAACATTCAGCTATAAATTCATCATCACCAATGTGTTCCAGTACGCGGGCTCGCGCCTCAAGACAAGCATCCATATGAGTATAAGACGCCCATAAAAAGATATGCGATATTCCAAATATGTATAGGTGGACCACTAGAATTGTTTGCGTTTGCCGCCGTCGTAATAGTGCGCGTGGCCTTCATCAACCATTTGCTGATTGATCGAATTGCCGTTCGCATCGAGGAAAACGCCAAGCCAACGGCCAAATTTGCCCTGCGCGTTGGTGCACACCATGACTGGCCCGGACATCAGCTCCGTGAGCCGCGCTTTGGCGGCCAAGCCTAACTCTTTTTCCTCCAGATTGCGTGTTCTGCTTTCCCAGGCATTGATTCCTTGCATTCGAACCCGGATATTGTAGTAAATCGAGAAGGGCTCAAGCTGTAAAGAAACGTCCGCGGTGTCGCCATCAACGACTTTCAGGACCCGATCGACCGGGAAACAAGGCTTTTCTTCTGCCAGAGTGCACGCAGGGAACAAAAACAACAAAAGCAGGGCGTATCTCATGGACAACCTCCATTGATCAGATAGGGTTTGAATTTTTTCCTGAAACGCTTCAATCGAACGCGCCACAATCGTTCGCGTTGCTCGTTAGTCAGGGGGATTGTGCTTACAAAAGGGAATGAAGGTCTCATAAGTCACCCCTCGGAGCCAAAGCACCAGACCGCCGAGGGGCACACACACAAACATATATAAGGTAGTTCATTCTAACCTACCCTCTCTCTAGATTGCAATTGCGTCTTAAGTTGTTCTTTTCTTTGAGTTTGCCACTCTTTGAAGATCAATCTGAGCTGGCCTGACAATGTTCGGCCCTCATTTTTTGCAGTTGTCTTCAGTATTTCGTATTCGTCGCGTGGCACGTTCACTGATTTCCATTTAGTCGTATCCATATCCGTACCTCCTTGAACCGGAGTATACGCGACATTATGGGAACTTGCAAGAAAACCCCCTCAAAAGAGGGGGAAACTTCACCGATGTCGGCGATTCGGGGGAGAATCGATGCCGACAGTAACAGTGTAACTTAAACTACCGCTCGGCCAAAGCCTCTTTTCGCCGCACCTACGCCACGTTGTCCACGCTTGGCGACTTTCTTTGTCTTTTTAATTTTCATTGGCTTATCAGATTTGTCTACGCATCGGACCACGCCGCCTTTACGCTTCCTTTGAGGATCTTCAAACCCCTCTAATCCTTCTCCGGTAAATCCTTTAAGAACGGCATTTGCTAACGCCGCTTCTGGAAATATTGCGCCAAACATTGCGGCATCTTTGAAACCACTCAATCCTCGACCAAAAGCGCCTTTTGTTCCTTTCCCGGTGTTAAATTGTGCTCTTCTTCTCGGTTTATGAAAATTTTTAACTCTTGGCATACTTGCTCCTATTTTGCCTCACCCCAACTGGGCCCGATTTCAATGTCGCATTTGTTTGGAACCTCTAAGGGTACTGCATCCGTCATGATTTTAGAAATTATTTCTGCCTCATCTTTATCTTTCACCGACATCGCCACTTCATCGTGAATCTGGATCAACGGCAGTCTGCCTGACTCGTAGATATCCACCATTGCTTTCTTGGTCATATCTGCGGCGGACGCCTGGATCAATCGATTAAGGGCTTTATACGTGTAGGCACGCTTCAATCGGGTAGTCGCGCCGTACTCGTTCACCGCTTCTTGATAAGGCAAAGCCTTATTCATACCGAATGTATCCGGCTCCCACATGTCAAACCGGCACTTACGTCCCAGTATGGACCGTACAGAGCCCCCAGAGGAACGATCGTTCAAACGGTTGGTTACCCCTTGCATCAATCCTTTAACAAACGGTACGCGCTCATGATACTGCTTTACGATTGCTTTTGCGTCGTCCACCGGGATATCCAG